ATTGATAGTTTCAGACACAGGACAGGCAGAAGAGATAATAAAATTCTTGTTCCGTATAAAAGATTATTCTTTTTCTGACGAGATAATTAGGATATTAAATAAATTGATAGTTTCAGACACAGGTTTAGCAGATGAATTATTAAATGCTTTAACAAAAGTAGTAATTAAAGACAATATAGAAGAACAAGAAATGATTGATATATTAAACAGATTAACAATTGACGACTCAGGACTCTCAAAAGAAAGATTAAAAGCAAGATGGGATAAATGGCTATGTCAAACCTACAAAGATAAGCCGTCACCTTATAAACAATGTTAAAATAAAAAAATGAAAGGATACACAACAATAGACCAAATAGAAAACTACTTGCTAACAGATATAGATTTAGGCTTCTATCACCAGATAGAGAAATGGATTGAATCCGCAGAAGATTACATTGAAAAGGAAACAGGTAGAGTTTTCATAGCAGATGAAACAGCAAGTATTAAACTCTATGATGGTAACGGAGAAGGAGTTTTATTTATAGATGATGCAGTTGAGATTGTAAGTGTAAAAATTAACGGAAAGGAAGTAGAGTTTTATCCTTATCCTGTTAATAAGACTCCAATTACAAAGATAGTAATTACAGAGAGATTCACAAAAGGAATACAGAATATAGAAGTAAACGCTAAATGGGGATATTCAAAAGAAGTCCCACACGCAATAAGACAAGTAGCAACCATACTCGTAGCAGGAATGATTGAAAGAGGATTAAAGCCAAAGGGAGATATGAAATCATTATCACTAGGGCAATATAGTGTGACTTTTGATGATATTATAAAGGATAAAGAGAGAGAAACGTTTGATATGTTAAAAAAATACAAAAGATATTCGCTAACAAATATATGATAGAAATATTCTTAACAAAAAAAGTAGATATTTACAGATTATCAGAAGAATCAGGTGATATGGAAGAATACACAAAAATATATTCTGATATTCCTTTTCATATCCAACCATTAGATGATTCATTTGGAGAGGATTTATCTGGAACAAGAGGTAAGGATTTTATGGCAGCAACAAAATTGCTTGATGTTCAAGAATATGATAAAATAGTAGAAGGAGATAATGAATACATAGTGGCAGGTGTTTCAAAGATGGATTTTATGGGAGAGAAACATCTACAACTAAGAATTAAATTACAAGAAAAAAATGGAACCTAGTATAATATTTACAGTAGATTTAAGAAACTCACAAGAGTTCATAGATGCGTTATACAGATTTCCTGGCGATATAGATAAGGCGATTTATGAAGCATTAAACGAAGTAATGGATAACATCCTAAAGAGAGCAAAACAGAACGCCCCAGTTGATACGGGAAGATTAAGAGCAGATATTAAAAAAGAAGTTAATCAGAAAAAACTAAGTGGAGTAATTTGGAACGATGTAAAATACGCAATCTATGTTCACGAGGGGCATAGAACTAAAAGTAAATACATAGAAAGGGCAATATATAATAATCAAAAAGCAATTCAGGATAGGATGCAGAAGAAATTAGAATTGTTAACAAAAAGAGGACTGATATGATTCAAACGATATTCAACAAAATAAAAGAACAACTGGAAACACTTAGTTATATTAAAGGAGTTTATGAATACCCTCAGAATAATCCAACTGGTTATCCTTACTGCTTTTTAGAGTGGATTCAAAATGAATCAGAGATATTGAATAATGAATCAGATAGAATTATAATAATATACAAGATAACAGTAATTCAAGAAAAGATTGAAGAATTAAAAGGAAGGAAAGGAGCAGAGAAAACGATTATGGACAGGCAATGGAAATTAGAAGAACTATTCAGAGATAATAATAACTTACAACTGAGTTGTGTATTAAGAATAGAGCCGATACAATCAATTAAAAGTTATCAAAATGAAAGAGTAGTAACAGAAACAACATTAAGAGTTCAAGCAATAAGTAGCGTTAATTATAAATAAAAAAATATGACACACATAGGTAGGAAAAGAAAAATTGGCATCGCAATAGAGAATGTTGCGGGCACAATTAAAAAACCAACAATGCAGATTCCATTTTTGGAGTTTACATTAGAACCAAGACATACTCCAATCGGTGATGTTTCAGCAAAAGGAACAAGAATGGAGCAAGGTTGCGGTTCAGTAGAAGGAAAGAAATGGGGAGAAGGTTCAATACAAACAGTGTTAAATCCTAAGACTTCTCCTTATTTATTAGCATTAGCATTAGGCGATATATCATCAGCACCATCAGGGGAAAATTATAAACACACAATTAAGAGAGGAGAAGGTGATGCTTTAACTGCCTCAATATATGTTGATAATATCATCAATGAAGAGATATTTGCTAACGCAGTAGTTAATAATTTAGAAATATCATTTGCAGATGATGTAGCAAATGTCAACGCAGATATATTATCTAAGTATCCAGTAGAGGAAACAGCTTCATTAGGAGAAGACACAGTTTGTTCAATCCTTTACACATTTGCTAACGCAACAGTAAAGATTGGAGATACTGTAGCTAAGGTTAGAAACTTCAGCTTATCAATATCAAATAACGCAGAATTGATATACAATCCAGGTGATAATAATGTATATAAAATAATTTGGAAATCATTAAATATCAGTGGGTCTATATCAATGCTATTTGAAGATGTATCAATGCTTGGAAACTATGAGAATCTAACAAAGAAATCAATAGAGATTACATTTTCTAGCGGAACTAACAACTCTATTAAGATTACAATCCCAAGCTTCAGAATTGATAATTGGTCTAAATCAGGAGGTAATGATGATGTTGTTAATGAAGAGTTTGATTTTGTAGTAGAAGATAAAATTAGCAGTGAGCCAATCACAATAGAAGTAATCAACCAAGTTGAAAAATATATTGACGGAGAAGAAAGCTAATAAATAAATAATATGGAAATTATTACACCAATAAAACAACACAAAGTAGAACTTAAAGATTGGATAACAGGAAGAGAACAGCAAGACATTAAGAAGCCAATCACAGATGTAATGATGAGGATAACTTCTAAAGGAGAATCTTCAACAGAGATAAACATCGGAGAGGCACAAAGAAAGTCAACAGAGAAAGCAATAGAATCTGTCGTAGTTTCAATTGATGGCGACAAAAAGGATATTCTAAATAGAGTGTATGATATGCCAAGCAAGGACTATGATTTTGTTGTAAAGAAAGTTGATGATATTGTTACAGGAGAGGATTTTCAGAAAGCCGAATAGATTCTAAAAGGTGGTATAGATTAGGCAAGTTAACGTCGCAGATGAAGATTGTAACGATATGCGAACTATTTGGCTGGGATTATCAAACCTACTTGAATCAGCCGATTTGGTTTATTCAGACAATTATAGACAAGTTAGAAATTGACAATGAAAGAATTAAGAAGATAAAAAATAAAAAATAGACAATGGAAAATGTTCTAAGGTTTATTATAGAGGCACAAAATAAAGCGACAGAAACTATAAAACAGGTTCAATCGCAATTGAGTGGAATAGAAAAGAAAGCCAAGGATATGAAGCCAGCTTTCAAAGAGATGGCAACTGCTGGAACAGTTGCCTTTGGTGCTCTTACGGCCGCAGTTGGACTAAGCGTTAAAGCATTTCAAGAACAAGAGGTTCTTGAAGCTAAATTAGAAACATTACTTAAAAATACAACTAATGCCACTGATGAACAAGTTAATTCATTAAAAGAACAAGCATCTGCTTTACAAAGTGTAGGAGTTGTTGGAGACGAAGTAACAATAGCACTTCAAGCACAACTGGCCACTTTTGAACTTAATACAGATACGATTAAAAAAATGACTCCAGCAATTCTGGATATGATAGTGGCGGAGAAAGGAGTCAACGCCACAACTGAGGATATGATTAGTTTTGGTAATGCTTTTGGTATGGCGATGGAAGGTAATTATGCTTCGCTTACAAACAGAGGATTCAAAATTGACGAGAACACTAAAAAGATGATTGAGTTAGGAACGGAAGAACAGAAGGCAACGGCGATTACAGAATACTTAAATAGTGTCTATGAAGGAACTAATAAAGCAATGCGTGAGACATCAGCAGGTGGATTGAAGGCATTAAAGAATAGCTTTGGTGACTTACAAGAGGAAATTGGTGAAGTCTTTATTCCTTTACTCGTTGATATTGTAGAAAAACTAACTCCGATGATTGATGCGATTGGGAAATGGGTAGAAAAGAATCCAGAATTAACAAGGACATTAACAATAGTAGGAACAGCATTGTCAGGATTAGTTGCATCAGTAGGACTATTAGGATTAGCAATACCAAAAGTGACAAAGGCGATGGAGTTCTTAAATGGTGCACTATTAACAATAACTAAACACCCTATAATATTACTTATAACAGCAGTAACCGCAGGTGTTGTAGCATTTATCAATGAATTGAATAAACTAGGAGAAACAGTAGGAGGCATCGGTAATGCCTGGGAGCTTTTCTTGCTAAGTGCGAAAGCATCTTTCTTAGATTTTATTGCTACTATTGTAGAAGGATTTAGTAAAATACCAATTGCCGGAAAGTTAGTAGAAGGTGTTGTTGATGATATAAGGAATAAAGCAGATGAAGCACAAAATGATTTAGATTTAACAGCTCAGTATTTTACAAAAATGGCAATGGAGTCTGAGCAAGCAGGAAAGAAAGGAGAGAGTGCAATGCTTGATATTGATAATGCTCTTAAAGGAGTTAATGAATCGTTAGAGGAAGTTGACCCGAAAGAGTTTGAAAAGAAAATGACTGAGGCAATGAAAAAAGCGGCTGATGGGGTAAAAGAGATTAAGGTAGAGATTGAAAAGGTCCACGACGAAATGATGGAAACAGCAAACAACTATCTAAAATCAAGAGAGGATGCAGAAAAATCATATTCTGAAAAAGCTGTTGATATTGTTCTTAGAGCAGAAGAAGAGAAAAAGAAGTTAGAACTTGATAGAGCAAAAACACAGAAACAAATTGAAGAAGAAATACTCAAATTAGAACAACAAAAATATAACGCAAAGAAAGAATTAACTCAGGAAGAGATTGATAGTATAAATCAGGCAATTGAAGAAAAAAAGAGAGCATCTCAGGAGGAGATGAACGATTTTAATACTAAGATTAAGGAACAGGAAAGTATACTACAAACTTACACTAAACTCGGAATTGATTTAAGTAAAGAATTAGAAGAAGAAAGGAAGCGAGCTTCAATGAATGAACTTGAAAGATTGACATACGACCACTCAAAAAAAATGGAATTAATAGAAAGAGAGTTTTTAGAAGGAGTATTATTAGGACTACAAAAACAGCAACAACTTCAAGAAGAGTTAGACAGAGCATTAGATTACATCGGAAGAGAAAAAGAAGCGGCTATTAACGCAGAATTGGAAAAAACAAAAACATTTAGAGAACAACTGGCAGAAAAGACAGGAGCACTAGGTAATTGGTTTAATGATACAGTTCAAGGATACAGAGGAATGGTCAATAATGTTAACGCAGAAATAAGTAGAATAATGACTCCAGCACCAGTATCAGTCCCAGTGTATTCAACACCATCAGGAGGAGGTTCTTTTGGTAATTATCTAAGAGGAATGGGATCATATCAATTTGGAACAGATGATGTCCCACGAACAGGTATGTATATGCTTCATAAAGGGGAATCGGTATCTCCAACAGGAGCAGGTAATAGTATTGTGGTTAATATCAACGGAGGATATTATATGTCAGAGAGAGCGGCAGAAGATATAGGAGATAAGATTATAGAGAAATTAAAAAGAGAAGTTAGATTATGACAATTATAAAAATTAACTCAGTAGATAGGACATCTGATATTGATGTTAATACAATAGTAAAAAATGATAAGATTGATGGTAACAGTTCTCTTGATTTTAGATTGATAGAAGAAGATACAGTTGAAAGTCCTAAAATAAACGATGTTGTTGAATTAACAATTGATGGCGTAAAAGAGTTTGCGGGGATAATAACAAGGATAGAGAAAGTAGCAGACGCAGGACTGACATCAAAAATGTTCATATCGTGTGAAGATTATACAAGTGTTTTATCAAGATATATCGTAACAGAAAGATATAGAAGAAAAACAGTAGAAGAAATAATTGATGACCTGATTGATAAGTATGGTAGAGATTTTTTTACAACTAATAATGTTAATTGTAGTATACCAGTAGAGACAATAGTATTTGATAAGATTA